TCCGCTTCCTCGAGTTGTTTTCTTTGCTCAACAACATGATCAAAGTCACGTTTTATCTGGTCAATCTCTTCTTTAGTATAAGAAGACTTCTTTTTGACCAAGTTGTTAATCTCGTCCTGTATATATTGTGGAATTATCTCGTTGTTCTTCATCCCTAATTGCTTTAAACTATTTCCAGTTTTTATTTGCTTCTATCTCCTTTGCCCAAGCGATTTCCTTCCGAAGATGGTCTATTGCTTGCTGATTATCGTCGTTTTCTGGAAGAGATTCATAAATACGTAAAGCATCTTCCTCTGATTTTATATAGTCAGCAGGGAACCCGCCAATAGCCATTAATCTATCAGCATAATCCAACGATTCGTCTTTGGCTGGCTCCAGGATAAATCTCTGGAATCCCCATGTTGCTCCACGATTGAATTCGAACGACTCATTCTGTGAAGCAATTAAATCAGGGAAACGACTCTCATATTCAAGGAGATATTCAATATCCTCTTTTAATGTTGGCTGCCGATTCTTAACAGCATCGCCAACTACCTTTTCTACTGCCCAAACGACACCACGAACAAAATCTTCTGATGCATTCTTATATGCCTTTCTTGTATATGCTTCTGCTGTAATCATAGTGCAAAGGTACGAAAAATCCGCCTAAAAGTCAATAGAAGGACATTTAATTAATTTTTAAATTTTTATGGATGCCATGTCTCTCTCGAAGACTGTGCTCTAGGATATCCCATTTGATTGATTTTTGTCCTTATATCACGCATTTTCTTCTGGATATTTGGAACGTTATTAAAATCTTGTTTTGAATATCTTTCAGGAAAACTTTGCATATTTGCCAATTGACTATCATAACTTTCGTATGATCTATCCAAACTCTTATAGTTGTTGAAATCACCTTTTTTAGATTTTGAAGTTGAACTCACAGAACCGTTATTAGCTGAAGTTTGTGTTCCTGAACTACTAACATTTTTTGACTCATCTGTATTTTCAGATGCTGACATTTCTAACTGGTTGCCCATTTCATGTATAGCTTGTCCAAATGAAGCAAGGTTTAATAATATTCTATCCCATTTCTTACTACGTTCAATTTGTTTCAATCGTTTTTCTTGAAGGAAATCGAAATATTTATCTTCAGCATCCTTCTTTAATTCAAGAACAGCAGACAATAACTCTTGGGAACAATCATCTCGATACATTGCGAAGCGCAAACTTTCAAGTGATTTTTCAATGTCACCCAATGAATAATATGAAAAACCCTTATAAAAGTAAGCCTCTGCACAAGGAAATCGTTTGATGATGTTATTGCTTATTTTAATAGCGTCCTTGTAATTATCTTGTTTTATTAAGATACTCACTTGTTCTAGCATTTTCAACCTTTCACCTGAATCGTCTTTCACAATTATGTTCTCTTTAGCGTAATCGGTTAATTTATTGCTAACCTTCATTCTGAACATAGCCCCTTTCTTTCCACTAAGAAAACTAAAATATCCATCAATCTCAGTAATTTCTTCAGGCCTTGGTTCTACTATCAAACGTCCATAAGTGTCTATATGGCTTGTTAAACCTCCGACATCTACAGCAAAATAATCGAAGTCTTTATATCTGAAGCCCGTCACTTTGTCATAAATGGGTGCAACTAACAAGTTTCCTTTCAAATCATATATCTCTGGCTTCCCATAAGTCATTGCTGTAATATATTGAAAGCCGTCTGAATAGTGCCAATCTAGCTCTCTATATTTCATTTGAGATAGACTATCCCTTTCTTGTTGAAATATTGGTTGTATAATTACATCACCTTTTAAATTGCAAATACCATTTTTATGTTCTTTTCTAACTTCAAAAAATGGCATTGATTTAAACAACAAATACTTGACATCAACATAAATTTCTTCGGGATGATAGATAACGTCTGAAAAACCTAGATCTATAGGAATAATTATTTTGTTATTCTTATCCAAAACAGAAACTGCACCATTCTCTACTTTCTTAGTCCAGATAAACCCGTCAGTCTCCTTATTTGTTTGAGCGGCAACATAATATGGATAATTTACCAAAACACAGATAACAAGTCCAATAAAAAATTTCTTCATACTTATATTAACTTTATGAAACCATCTATGCAAAAGTACAAATAATAATTTTTAAAACCAAAAAGCTGAGGACTTTTTTTTGTTCTCGAAGATTTTTGGTTTATACAGATCTGCAACAGTTGAACTATGCCAGGCAGGAAATACCTCTTCGTGTTCACGGATGATGTTTACTAGGTCATAGTAACATTGAGGATGAACTTGGATGTCCGTCAACAACTGGAGTTCATAGGATTGCAGGGAGCGGATAACCTGGTCTTCAAGCGGTGTTGCTGTACGTCCCTGAGTGATGACGTGTATTCGGAATACTTGCATCTGCTCCTGGGAGAAGTAAGTATCTGATAGAACGTTTTCTATCTTGATGAGACGTTCGTGAAGCTGCTGATAGCTATCCCACAGATGTTCACGAATTGCGAGGCGACGGCAGAGGTTCAAGAACGGGAACATCGTGGCACCAAAGTATTTGCCCTGTGCTGATTCCCGCCAGTCGGTACGGCTGGAGAGACGGAGAATGAACGCTTCGATAGCAGCATCGCGCTGAGACTCGAGAGAGGTGATCAGAGCGTCGACGCGCTCACGAGAAGCAGGAACTACGTTCTGGTTCGAGACAATGCCGAAGCCGTTTGGTGTCAAGACCAAATCCAGCGAAGGTATAGCGGTCATATAAGCATGACATGCAACGAGCTTTTCCAGAGGGTAACGGAAACGCTCGTTAGGCCCTAAACTGTCGGTTTCGGCAATCTCATTAAAGATGTCTTCAGGAACGAAGGTATCTATTGCCCATTGCTCCGCAGTCTCGAGATATGGGTAAAGCTTTTCAATCAACGTGGGTTCACCTTCTACGGTGGTCAATACGTTCGGAATGAGTATGCGGAGTTGCTCATCAGTTTTGATTAGTTTCATTCTTCATCAGATTTATTGGGTGTAACAAGTTTGGCATCACGGTTCTCATCCAAGGTAGAAAGCATGATGAATGGGCAATCAGGCTTCACACCTTCCCAGCCGTTATACCTTATTATGATATGATGTACGGTAAACAGCAGGTCGTGATACGGTTTTTGGAGGGCTTGGGCGATGGTGTAGAGTTCACGTTTGTCGCTACCGCTGTTGTTGCTCTGGCTCTTGCCAGGCACAGAACCCACAAGGTTCGAATGTACGCGCATCGTGAAACACACCATGTTGACGGCCTCTATGATGTCCGTCGACCAGTCGCCGCCCTCCTTATCCGTCTCAACTTTGTTGATGACCACGTCGTGCTGCTCGTCACCATTTGGATTGACATAGAACGTGGAGAACAACACTTTGCCTGAGTTCTCCATACCAGTTAGGAAGTTGATAATCTTCTCTTTCTCCTCAACGACACGCTCCATTTGCTTCTTGCGGTCGGTAATACCCTCAGCCTTGAAGATACCATCCCAGAAGCGGTTGGCAATCTCGATGTGGTACTTGATAGGTGCTGAATTCTTCAGCTTGGCTTCTTTAGCCATACCTATCAGTTTCTTGATATTGTACCAGTTGCCTTTGAACAAGGCACCATAATAAGGAATTGGATAATATGTACTGTCAGGTGTCGGGACGCGACTGACCACCGCAAACTTACGTGTAGAGGTCTTCGGTTTCTTACCTTTGTTTGCCTGCATACGCTCCTGCAGGTCGGACCAGGGAGAATGCACATCGAGCAGTTCAATCTTCTCCACATCCTCTTTTGAGGAGATGCACTTTCGCCAGTTGCCATAGAGAATGTACGGGATACTTCCGTCCTTCTCTGCAGGAGCAAAACGACAGTAGCAGGCCTCCTTCCTGAGAATGCGAACGATACGGGAGCCGTCACCATTCAGGATGATAACCGACACACAGAAAGCGAAATGTTTTAAGTCCTGGCAGACACCAAGGAAATATGAAGGAATGTCATTATCCATCAAATAGTCCTTGACTTCCAGCTGTACATTCCGTTTAGCTTCCGTCATATCATAGACTAAACCCGAACCATAGCAAACTTCAGCATTGAAGAGCTGACAGGTAGATAGAGTCTCGTCCGATTCGATTAGTTCCAGAATCTTGTAAGGCATTTGATTATCAGCTCCCCAAGGGATATACTCATATCCTTCGGCTATCTTCATTGGGTTCATATCCGACTGTTCTTTGAACACCTCGGATGATTTGGCGGTAAAAGCTGCGCTGGCTTGCAGATCAGGTATTACCTCAACTGAGTTGAAAGAGTAATCGCGTCTCATGTCTTTGAATTTTTCAGCAAAGGTATGAAGGAGTGTTCGTTTACAAAAAGACACATAATTACTGATTCACATTTACCCTGATATTCAATAATTTTTGGATATTCCGTGAATAGAAATACAATAAGCGGTATAATTATGTTAATCTGCCTTAAAATTTAGTCATTATGAGAACAATATTATGTTATATTTCCTATATTTGCAATAACCAAAACCAACAGACCTATGATGTATACAAAGACAGAATCGAAAGATGAAAAAATGACGACCAACCAGAAGAAGGTTGAATTGAGTGAGAAAAAGCCTATGCCATCTATTTGGTACTCTTAAAACATTAGCGCGACACAAACCAAGGTGCCGCGCCATTTTTTTTATTCTTTATCTTCAGACGTATTTGAACAGAAAAAGTGGTAGCCCTCACAGACTACCACTTATACATAATTTATTGTAATTTATAAACGGCTCATGTCATAGACAGTGCCGCCGGATAATGCGGCCTTCACAGGTGGCACAATCCTATGCTAATATTTCTATAGACTTGCGCTATGCTGTCTGGTATAAACACGAAACGTGGGCCAGCGTATCCCACGTCTCAACACCTAGGCTCTGGAATGCCGTATGAGAAGACAATGAGACGACAAGCCCACGTATATACGTGAACCGTCGTACCCCGTCTTGCTCAAATTCGAATTTTCCAGATTCAGGTGTTCAAGACAGAAGCGCGTCGCTTCGATTCCACTAAGAGTACTGCGGATGCACGTATGCAAGAGCAGTAAGAAAGGTCGTACCTCTATACAACACTTTCTGGTTGCAAAGGTACGACTAAATGAGTGAAAAACCAAATAAATTTGAATTTTTCCGTTACATATACACCTCCATACCGTTGAGCATAAATATCTGGCACTCGCGAGTCATCCTAATCTGATTACTATCAAGCAGCTTGAACTTTCGCGTGCCTTTATAGTGGTCATACTTGATGCAGATGCATCTGCGCCACTCCTGAATCTCCCCCGTCTTGGTCCAGAGTCTGATATCCACTGGTTCTGGTCGGTTCAGTATCAGTCTTGCTGTTGAAATATGAATGCTGTTCATGTCTTTGAAAGTAGTTAAATGAAGATATAAGAAGATAAAATAGCAATTACAAATACTCATTTCCGTCCGCAAACTGCCACGAGAACTTCAGCCGTGAGAGTTCCTTATCAGATTCCACCACCTCAGATGAGATATCGCTAATCAGCACCTGAACCACCAGATATCCCACCATTCTCGTTACATACCGAGAAGTCAGCAGCTGATTCTGCCACAATGCCTCGTCATAAGTCAGCGGAGCTGTCTCCACCTCATACTTCACTTTCACTGACTCATCATAGAAATGTGTCGTCCGCCCACATACCGCCTCACTACGGTCCACCTCCGTCTTGACAGTCCTGGTATTAAACAGAAAAGCCGTTTCCTCCACATTGAAGGCGTTCATGAATGTAAAATGGTCTGTTGCCTGTTCTTCCGTAAAGAAGAACCTGAAATGCCTGTTCCCTAGATGGTAGTCACCATACAGCACCTTACAATCCACCTCCTCATGTACATCCACCATGCGTTTCAAGAAATCATAGTCAAACGAATCTATAATGACTTCCTCACTACCCGTCTGTGCACTACCCAAATCATACAGAAAAGAACGTGGTGTGTCAGGATCCTCAGCCGTGGTATAATAAATTGTCACTCCCTTGGTACCCTGTTCGTTCGCCTTCACATAACAGCTAATGTTCACATATCCGTCAACAGGAATAAGCACACTCTTACGCGTGGTCAGGAAATTAGAGTTCAGGAAATTCGTGGAACCATTCGGATTCTTCATCTTACTGAACACCACCTTCTTTCCTGAAACCAGCGTATAAGTTGAACCGCTACCTGTCGCCCTTGTTTCCTTTGCTGTTAACGTTAGCGTAGCCAATGCCAGCTTCTTCTCCAGCATCGCTGTTTCCACAATCTCCCGTATATCACGGAAGTTCACCTTGCCTTGAAACGGATAGTAATCCGAATCAAACACCACGGAACAATTCACA